TTGTGGCTACGATAAAGATGAAATGCATCAAGAGGTTGGTAGGCGCTTTCTAAGTTATGAAAAGACCATGCCTAATGGTGAGATTAAGAAGTTTATTAAATCAACCACAAAGTTGAATGTTAAGGAAATGGTGGAATTGCAAGAGCATATTGAACGTGTAGCCAATCAGCAAGGGTTTATTTTTGACGAAACCCATTAAACAAAAAACATGCCGAGTGTGTAAGACAAAATTCACACCGCGAATGAGTACAACCATCGTTTGCGGGGTTCAATGTGCATTAGAACATGTAAAGAAGGCTAATAAGCGCCGTGAGGCGACAGTAAAGCGCCTAGAACGCAAACAAACACGTGAGGCATGGATTAACCTACAACCAAAAAGTTATTGGCTTAAAGAGGCTCAAAAGTGGTTTAACAAATTTATAAGGATGAGAGATGAAAATAATCCATGTATCAGTAGTAGTGAAGCCAGAAAATGCTCAAGACAGCGACACGCAGGACATTATCGAAGTGTTGGAAGCGCTCCACACCTTAGATTCGACGAGCGTAATTGTCACGGACAGTGCGCTCAGTGCAATAGCGTCTATAGCGGGAATCTTATCGCCTACAGAGCAGGGCTTATCGCCAAAATTGGAGTTGGTGAAGTCGAAGCACTAGAGGCTAATAACACACCAAAGCATTACACGATTGACGACATAAAAGAGTTAATTAAACACTACAAACAAAAATGTAAGGATCTAGAGCAATGAACAATTACGGTCGTGGTAGATACAAGATAACAGCATCACATTACATATCGGTGTACGAGTTCTGCACAGATAACGATGCGTCATATACTGAAATAGGAAGGCACTTGGGGTTTGATGGTAGCGCGATGAAACATCATTTAGATGCGATGGTGATTAAAGATATTCTAAAGTCTTATAAAGTAGGTAAGCGTAGAAAATACCAATCCATCAGTGGTGTAACAGATGAGCAAATATTAGATGCTTATGACTACAAATTAACACAAACCGCTAAGACAAGAGCATTAGCAGGGTTTAATGTGAACGGCATTAAGACAACACCAACAGGCGTTATCCATAGTATGGACCATGATACAGAGCATGAGCACGTAGCGAACACTGGTCAGCATAGGGTTTATGTATCAGGAAGTACGTTAAGCAATGCGTATTAACCAGTTATACCCACATGCACCAGCTAACCTAGAAGAGGTAAAAGAAATACTAAGTGAGCGTTGGATTAAAGATGGTGATGTTTGTTTTAGTAGGGCGCAAATAGACAAGATGAATTTAACAGATCAGATGTCATTGGAAATATTAGCAACGAGAGAATATGGGAGACGTAAATGAGATTTGACCGCTTGCAGTGGCACTTAGGGAATTGGCGTGATTGGATGAAACATGATGATAGCGGATTAGGATTTCCTAAAGCATCACTTTGCTTTCAATCTGGAGGCGGGGCTTCAGCAGACACGTTTGAGGTGTTATGTGAAGAGGTTGATACTAAATGCGCTTTAGAGATGAACGCGCTTATTGATAGCCTTACATTTCCATACAAGACAGCTATTAATCATGTGTGGCTAAAGGTAAAACATCATTACCCAACACAAGATTTAGATTACTCAATCGCGTTAGAGAAATTATTAATTTTGGCAGAGAAAAGGAAAATGGAATAACACAAATACCACACTATGTTGATAATTTACATTTATTTAACACTATATGTTGTATAAGGCTAAAAGTGTGGTAAGATTACAGGTGGAGAGGGTGCGCCCTCAAATAACGTTAAGTCAATATAATAACCACTAAGCGGGTTAATAGTTATTTTAATGACAACAAACATACAGCCTCAATCATTCACTTGGTCGAGGCTTTTCTATTTGTGGCAACCTTCCATTACGAACAAGGATATCCCACAATGACACTCACGAATAGTGTGATGACAGACGGCAAAGACCGTCGATAGATTATATATTCAGGGTGGTTCTCCTAATTGGTCTTTTAAGAAACTATGCGTAGGGACTGGTAACAGCTTGCAAGTGTAGGGTACATGAGCCATCCGCAACATGTGATTTATGTATTAATAATCTCCGCATAATAACAAGCAAGCCTAATAGGCGTGCGGTATGTAGAGCATTATTATCTATTCATAACTAGAACACATAACATTCAGTTGTGCGGGATTTCCGAACATCTCAAACACAAGCCTACTTTAACGAGTGGGCTTTTTTAATACTTACAACAATGACAGCTTATCCTGAAAAGCTATTCCCTGTGCTTGATTAATTGGCTTAGTTGTCATTGTTATAGGTATTACACAAACGATTGTCTGAGACAGTCACACCATCCCAGAGGGATAACAACCAGCCAGAGGCTATTATGGACAAGTCCAACAACAATGCTGGGCAAGATTCAGAAAGCCCAAAAAGCGTAGGTAAACCCAAGGCAATTGAGTCGCCAGAGAGGTTTAATGAGTTAGTAGAGATATATATTTTAAGTTGTCAAGATGAAGATAAACCAAAAGCAATAACACTAACTGGATTGATATTGGCATTAGGGCTAAGTAGCCGTCAATCACTTGATAATTACTTAAATTATCCAGAATATGTTGACTCGGTAAAAAGGGCTAAGCTTTTAGTTGAACAAGAATACGAGAATAGGTTAATAACAGCATCTAGTGCTGGAGGGCCTATATTCGCATTAAAGAACTTTGGTTGGCTTGATAAACACCCTAGTGATTTAGATAGGTTGCAAGTTAAAAAGCTTGAGCGTGAGTTGTATTTAGATGAAGAAGAAGTGCAGCCAGCAACGGTGACAATAGGGGTAAAAGATGCCAGCAAGCATTAGTGCTGAGTTTGACGCTAATTTACCTCAAGCTAAATTCCTTAATATGCCTCATAAGTACAGGGCGTTTGTTGCAGGGTATGGCACTGGCAAGTCAGTCATTGGGGCAGTTGCTTCATGCGCGCATTATTGGGAACATCCAAAAGTAAATCAAGGTTACTTTGCTCCAACATATCCACAAATTAGAGATATTTATTACCCAACTATTGATGAGGTGGCTTTTAACTTTGGGTTAAGGGCAGACATCAAAGAGGGTAATAAAGAAGTACACATATACAACGGTAGATTTTACCGAGGTACTACGATATGCAGATCGTTTGAGAAGCCAAGCACCATTGTTGGATTTAAGATTGGAAAAGCCCATATTGACGAGCTTGATGTAGTAGATGCTAAAAAAGCTAAAGATGCTTGGCGTAAGATTATTGCTAGGCTTAGATGGAAAGATGACACCATTAAAAATGGTGCGGATATAACAACAACGCCAGAAGGTTTTAAAGAAACACACAGGCTGTTTGTTAGTGAGATATTAGCAAAACCACACTTAGCTAAAACATATGGCTTGATACAGGCCAGCACTTATGACAACGAAGCTAACTTGCCAGATGACTATATTCAGTCATTACTTGACACATATCCGTTAGAGTTGATTGAAGCTTACTTAAAAGGTAAGTTTATTAACTTGGCAACAGGTACGGTTTATAGAAACTATGACCGCGTTAGACACAACAGCACTGAAACAATAAAAGAAAAAGAAACGCTGCATATCGGCATGGACTTTAACGTGATGCATATGGCTGCAACTGTTTACGTCATACGTGCTAATGGGTGGCACGCTGTTGATGAAATCAAAGACCTGTTAGATACCCCAGATATGATTAGGGTTTTTAAAGAGCGCTATGACGGTCACAGGTTAATTATTTACCCTGATGCAACAGGTAAGAATAGAGAAGCTAACGATGCCAGCACATCAGACATAGCACTATTGAAAGCTGCTAGATTTGACGTTAGAGCAAAAAACACAAACCCCATTGTTAAAGACAGAATAAACGCAACAAATAAGCAGTTTGAGGTTGGTAATCTTTGGATAAATGCAAAGAAATGCCCCACAACAGCGCAATGTTTAGAGCAGCAAGCTTATGACAAGAATGGTGAGCCTGATAAAAAATCAGGTTTTGAC